TAAACGTTAGAAGATTGTTTATAGTTCTTGAAAAAGCAATATCAACAGCAAGTAAATACTTCTTGTTTGAACCCAATGATACAGCTACAAGAGAATCAATGATAGCAATGATAAATCCATTCCTCAGAGATGTTAAAGGTAGACGTGGTATCTATGATTACAAGGTTGTATGTGATGAGACAAATAACTCTGCCGAGAGAATTGATAGAAATGAAATGTGGGTTTCTCTATATATTAAACCAACAAGAACAGCTGAGTTCATTGTACTTAATTTCATCGCAATGAAAACAGGAGCATCTTTCTCTGAAGCAGCCGCAATTATTGGTGAAGTTTAAATAGACAAGAGGGAGTCTTACATAATATAAGACTCCCTTAGTACATGATATAAAGTATTGAGTTATAAATAATAACTATATAGGAAGGTACACAAATGGTTGATTTTGGTTTGAATGGTTTTATGAGAAGGTATGAGGACTACTCCAGAGCATATCTATTTAAGTGTTGGATACATCACCTTAAAGGTAAGTATTTTGTAATGGATCAAGAGTACCTTGTAAAATCCACCAAGTTGCCTGAAACCACTATTGGTGAGTTAGAAACAGATTGGCAGGGTAGTAAATATAAGATAGCATCAACAGAAGAATATCAGGATTTTACTATATCATTTAAGATGGATAAAAATGATACCATAAGACATAAATTTGTACAATGGGCCCATGATATACATAACACAGAAACTGGTAGACATGGCAGTCCAATGAATTATTTATCAGATATAACACTTGACCATTTAAGTGGACAAGGTTATCCAATCATGAGATATACACTTGTTGGTGCATGGCCAAAAGTTATTGGTGAGGTAGGACTTGACTATTCATCAAAAGAAGTAGCATCATTTGATGTAACATTCTCATATCAGTACCACTATACAATAGCAGGCGGTGGAAGTGGTATCAATATAGGTATTAATGGTGGTAATGGTGAAATTTCTATTGGTGGTAATGTTAATATTGGTGGTGTAAACATCGGTTAGATGTGTATATATTTAAATGAGGAGAATAAACAATGGTAGAATTTAACTTAACAGCATTCAAAAGTGCATATAGAGACTTTGCTAGATCATACCTTTTCTATGCTAAAATAGATAATAATGAATACTTCCAAGATATCAACAGCTATCTTGTGAAGTCAACAACCTTACCAGCTACTACAATTGATGAAATTGAATCTAACTGGCAGGGACATAAGTATAAACTTGGTTCAACACCAACATATGATGACTTCACACTTACATTTAACATTGATAAGTTTGCTGATATTAGAAATAAAATGTTGAAATGGTCCATATATATTAATAATCCAGTTGACAATAAACATGGTGATCCAAGTCTAACCAGCTACTTTTCTGATATAACACTTAGACAAGTTAATGCTGATAATGTAACTATTCAGACATTTAGACTTATTGATGCCTGGCCAAAAACAGTTGGTGAAGTAACACTCGACTACACAAGTAAAGAAGTAGCATCATTTGATGTGACATTTGCATACCAGTTCCATACGATTGACGGTATCAACTAATTAGTAAACAATAATCTGTAAAGGAGTAATATGTCAATAGATATTAGTAAATATGTTAATAGTTATGAGTTTGATTATACACTTCCAGGTAACAACGAGGTTATAAAGTATAAACCCATAACAACAGGACAACTTAAAAAGTTGCTACCTTATGAAAATGAAACCAACCCTGGTGTTATAGAGTTACTACTAGATGATCTTATATCAAAATGTGTTGTATCAGAAGCATTTGATATAAAGAACCTATATCTAGAAGACAGATTTGCCTTACTTCTTGAAATTAGAAAGAAGTCTAAAGGTGATGAGTATGCTTTTGTATATGCTTGTCCATCATGTAGTACACAAACACCTGTTACACTTGACCTAGGTAAACTAGCATGTAAAAAAAGAAATGTTATCCCAGAACCATTTATACTCAATGATAAAATCAGTTTTAAAATTGATCACCTAACAAGAGGTGAACAAATACAAGCATATGATATTGTTAATAAAAGAAATATTGACAATGATAATTTACGTATGGCTGAAATAGCAACAGTATCATATGCCATGTGTATGAAAACATTCACCACTCCAGAGGGTGATACTGAGGTGCCATTAAATGATAAAATTAATATACTTGATGGTGTAATGAACGGGAAACAGTATGATGACTTCGTAAAATGGTTTGCCATAAATGCATTTGGTGTTGACTTTACATTTAGTTTTGGCTGTAGTGATGAGAAATGTGGCAATAAAGAAATACTCCAAATACCATTGAGCAATTTTTTCGTCTAATTAATTTGTTTTGCTCAGATATAAATCTACATAATATCATAAAAGAGCAGTATTACCTAGCAAGAAAATGTGGTGTAGGTTACATGGAATCAGAAAATATGGCAGACTTTGAAAGGTATATATTGATATCACTATATATCAAAGAAATTGATGATAAAAATAAAAGTTTAAAGAAATAACCCACTTAACAAGTGTTAATGGATCATTCTAAGGGTCTAAAGGGTCTAAATATAGATACCTAAGACCCTTTTTATTTGGAGATGTTGATGGATAAAAATGAAGCAAAACTTCTTAAAGATAATATCAATAAATTAATAGAAGATTTTAAAGGCAACGTTGTCAACCTGGGTATAGCTGACTTCTCCAAAGAACCAGAACTCATTAGATTCATTACAGAACTTAAGGAAATTAAAAAACTAATAAGTGTTGATTCTGACTTTGGTAAAATATCAAATGCAATTGATAATATAAATGTCAATACAAGTAATATAAACATATTATCACTGTTTGGTATGTATAAAAAACTACTATCACAACAAATACCAAAAACAAGCACACCTGTAGAACCAAAAACACAAAATAAGACGTCAAAAATAAAAATACCTAAAACCCCATCCAATACACCAACACCCACAGGAATTAAAGTGCCTATAGACAAAGGACAAAGTAGTAATATATCTGAATTACTACCTAATATGCTAGCAAAGGCCGTAAAAGATGGTATGGTTGAAACAAATAAATTACTGGGTAGCCAACTAAACATTGACAAATCAAACGATAAAGAACAAGATAGGGAGAAAAAACCCAAGAAGGAAAAGGGTGGAATGTTTAGTGGTATATTTGGTAGCTTAATGCTATTTTCAGGTATCTCAAAACTTATACCATTTGTACTAGGTGGCGTTGGCATGTTACTAACAGGATTGTTCTCTATACTGGTTGGTACAGGAGCAATTGACCTTGGAAGTATACTTAAACAATTATCTATCTTTAAAGATGCAATAGCACCACAATTAGATATACTATTTAAAGAACTTGGTACTGTATTCACTGCACTAATACCAGTTATGTCAGGTCTTGTCCTATCAGCTATACCATATATAATTAAAGCTATAAAATATCTTGGGGCCGCAATTATTAAAGCAGTGCCATGGATCATGTCAACAATTAAAAATGCTATACCATATATTATTGGTTTCTTCAAGTGGATAAGTGAAGCTGTTGGGAAACTATCTACAGGAGATATTAGCGGTAGTGGTATACTGGTTAGTATATATGCACTGTGGAAACTCTTAAAGTTTGTAGTATGGGTTGGCATCAAAACAGCAAAAACTCTTAATGAACTGTTGAGCCTTGACTATAATAGTTCAATTTTTGCCTTGCCAAAGCTTATGAAGAGATTTCTAATGAGCTTCAATAGAATAAGCAATGCTGTTTTTGATGCTGAGGTTGCTATTAGAGGTGTTATTAAAAAGTTAAAATTTAATGGTATACTCAAGAAACTTAGTTGGATACCAGAGATGTTTGCAAGTATTGGTAGCTTTTTTACTAAGATGATGACATCACTTTCTTCATTTAAAACAGCTAATAAGGGGATACTATCCACATTATCAACAGTAGTAAAGTTTGTATGGGGTATACTAGGAAAAATACCCATTTTAGGTAATGTGTTCAAGTTTATAGGTGGAATGTTCTCTATGCTCATAAAAGCTCCTGGTACTATAATGAAAGCATTCTCTGGAGCAATCAAATTTTTCAAATTCATACCTAAACTGTTCACAACATTGGCATGGCCATTGACCATTATACTATCAGTTATAGACTTTATAAAAGGCTTTATGGGAACAGAGGGTACATTTTTTGATAAGTTAAAAGGTGGACTTGTTGA